AATGTGCAGCCAGTAAGTGTCCACGTCAGATCGTCGGGATCGTCGAACTGGTAGGCGTCGCTCCAACTGCCGTTGTTGTCGACGACCATGGGCTCATATGCCGAAGTAACGCTATGCTTGTTCATGGCGCTATCTCAACGGCGTTGGTGTCGGATTGACGTTGTACGTGCTCATGCCGCGCTTCTGACCCGTCACCCGGAACTGCTGCGGATAGGCCCAGGCCTGCGAGCCAACGGTATTCGCCCGCATCATCGCCACCCGCGCCCGCGCGATCTTATCGCGGAACCTGGTCAGATGGAATTGCGCCAACGTAGGGTTGGAATAGCTCTGCCCCGGCTGCAGCATCATGTTGCCGAGAATGCCGTTGAGAATCGCCTGACCGTGCGCTGGCAGCACCCAATCCGGAATATGCGGCGGCACGCATTCCAGCGGATCGGTCACGTTCTTGACGACGATGGCCGTCATCGGCTGTGTGTTCGTATACGGATAAAGAAAATGCACCGTCCCGATCACCGGCATGACCGCAGATTGCGGTACGTTGTTCTGATCCAGTACACCGTACAGCCGCAATATCCGGCCAGTCGACGGATGCAGCGGATAGTCCAGCAACTCCGGTATCACCGTTATGCCGATGTTCTCCTGCCAGCAATTCGAGTCATTGAAAAATTCATCCAGCACATCGAACAGCTGCGCCTGCATGGCAGCCTGCGAAGCCCCCATCAACGCAGTGTCCGCCTGTCCGAGAATTTTAACCCAGTAGCCCGCAAGGTTGGATTTGCTCATTGTCCTTGTTGTCCTCTGCCTGGCCCTGAACCACCGGCCACGCCAGGCAGCGCACGGCCGACCAGTCCGGCGCTGAACAGCGCGAAATACGAAGTCGCCCGGCTGTCCTGGACGTCCTCTTGATCGCGTTCCAGCGCGTGCGCGCACAGCCCGTGCAGGATCGCCAACCGGAACTGCGGCTCCATCTCGACATAGGTGTCATCCACCTCAGTGAACGCCTGCGTCTGCCCGCGCGTCCGCATGTTAAAGATGAACAGATCAGTGCGCAGCCGCCGCGCTTCCAGCAGAGTGACATTTAGAGACGTCAGCAAGGAAGCGTCGTCATACCGATAAGGCGGAACGACATCCTGCAACAGCGTGCGCGCGTCGGCAACGTAATCAGCGACAGTGGCAAGCGTCGGCTGATCGCGGTCGCTGAAATTGCCGAAATAGGACGGAGACGTGGTCATCGGGAGTAGCTCCCTTTAGGGCGCCCAGCCTGCTTCACAGAAGATCGTTCGAACCCACAATACCGGCACCCTTGCCCCCGGTACATAAGCCTCTGAACAGTAGGTTTCCCAATATAATCATGCTTAGAACAATAGATGGTAACCCGACCATCAACGGCACCAGGCTTACTTGGTGGTCCGATCTCCCTGCACTCCCAGCCTAATTCAGTTGTCTTAGCTTTAATCGCTTCCGGTGTGTTCTTACGACCGCGGCGATCCCATATTTGATTCGTAAGTTCACTTTGTCGCTCACCAGCACCCGGTCTGCTCCAGCGAGCAATGCGAGCAGCTTCGCCGTTATCGATACCTTTCTGTTTTAGCGAAACTCCAGCTCGCTTCTCGGGCGTCCAAGCAGCTATCATGGCAGCAACACGAGCAGCCTTCTTCTCAGGGTTCGCCCAGTTCAACTCATTTTGCTCGATAAGATGCTCGCGAAAATCCGGGTTGTTCGCAATCATACGTTTTAAATGACCGGAATGGGCCGCACGCTCTGCCTCCGTCATCCTCAAGCCCCTATTGGAATCCGCCCGCAAGCGCGAATTATACCGTGGCTTCAACTTGTCGATCCAAAACTGCTCCCGTTCCTCAAGCTGCTCTGGAAGACATTCTTCAAGGAGGCCGAATTCAAAGCCTTCACCACGATATTTCACAAATGCCTTTGACAGCCGACGCGAAGGGTGCCGATTGCTACGCAAATCACTCAAATGCTGGATACAGCGCTTCTCGGCTCGTATCGAGGAACCAACATACATTTTGCCGCTCTGGCTTTTGAGGAAGTAAATTCCACACGTCATATTCTGGCCTCCCGTTTGTGTGCAACAGCACTGGAAGGCCAGAAGATGTTACCTAATGTTCAAGCTGTCAAGATTGCTTCGCTAACAGCTTGATTATACCAGACTATCCGCCAGAGATGACCTGAGCTTGGCACAAGGCCGTGCCGTCGATCACTTGATAGCCGTACACCTGCACGTTGTGTTTCACAACCAGTACACCCTGATTGATCGGTCGGCTCTTTATCCGACCACCTGCAACTTTCGCTGCAGACCAGACTATATCTTCCTGCTTGCACAGGCTCCGCGCTCGTGGGCCTTTCATCCGGTCTGGATTACTCGACCTAGTCGTTGGACCTTCTCCCTGTTCCCAGGGAGCTTGGCTGCTGATTGCCCAATCCGAAGTGTTTTCAAACCGTCGCATCTACCGTTACCAGTTATGCTGTGGTCACTTCGGCTCTCAGGGGTTCCCAGACAAATTCACGGAGTTTAACGAGAGCTAATTTTAACCCTCTGAGGATCTGGCCGAAGGTCAGCTCACTCCTCAACGTTTCCAATTTTGAAATCTGGCTTGCGAACGTAATCCCGTGCGCATGCCCAGCGAAGATCGGAAACTCGCCCGCTGCGAAGTTGGTTGAATCGCTCGTGTTGGTCGGCAGCAGGTTCGAGATATACAACGTGAATCGATCAATCATTCCGAGCCGGCCATTGCGCAGCATGGAGACCGGATCGCCCGACAGATAGGCCTGGCGCAGTTCCGACTGCTTGATCTGCCGCCCGGCCCACGCCGGCATCACCACCCAGCGGCCAATCTCCGGGATGTTCTGCTCGTCGAGGCACTCCCCCATGCGCAGAAGCAGATCGATCAGATTGGATTGACCGGCCGTCGCACCCTGCCCAACCACCGTGATCGGCGTGCCCTTGATCCCGAGGTTGAGATTGGCGTACTTCCCGGCCGTCGCGCCGCGGTTGGTCGCCGCGCATTGCCCGACGATGCCGTCGAGCACTTCCGTGTCGACCGCGATTTTGAGCTGCTGAGCTGCCCAACGAACGTTTACGCGTTCGTTCCGACTATCGCTTCAACCACTGGAGCTATTATCTGCTTACGCCTGTATCCGCGCGTAGGCCGCTTGAGCCTATGATAGCGCTCAAGCTGCCAGCAATTCTTGCATAAGCCTTTAGCGTAAGGCTTACCGCCGCACTGACAGAGAACGCCTTCCGCGTGCCTATAGCGAGATTGCGGATCAGGCACGTCGCGCACCAACACAAGTTCAGCAGACACATCCACAGTAGCCGCTAGGTCATTTAGTCTGTGCGGGTGGGTCTTCATGGCCTTGAGCGTATCCTCGATCACCTCGCCATCGCGAAAATGTCCCATCTTCGCACAGCCAAGAATGAAGTACGCTTGTTCCCGTTTAACAGTCAGATGCTTCGCGATCGGATCAAAGAACTTGCGAACCATTGCTGCGTCCGCTCGAAGTTCCCATCGCCAGCAATTACCTGTCGCACCTCGCTGTCGAATGGCTCCGCCAAATGCCTTTTGCACCAGGACGAGCCCATCCTTTTCTAAACCATCGGAATCAATCGATAACTTGACGGTTGCTGTCCCACCATGCCGATTTGCATGAGCATAAACACAACCATCAGCATCGAAATATCCCGCCAGCCAGTTGCGAGACGGATAAACAGGAATGCTGTCCGTTCCAACCCGTTCGGTGAACCCAAGTTCACGCAGGATACGATTGGCACGAACACGCTTGGCCACAAGATACGGCTTCAGCCGGCACAGCAGATCAACCGCTTTCTGTCCGGTAAACCGCAAGCGAGAACCATGCGTAATGGTCCCGCGACGGCGCCCGGAACGGTTGTCCCGTGTTCCACCTGAAAACCGCTGAGTAAGGAGATCGATGACTCCGCTATTGGATTCCTTCTGATGGAAACCGAGTTCAAGCCGTTTTACAGGAACTGGGTTAGTGGTCAGCCCAACGAAGAGCGAACCATCTCCATCAAGAAAACCAGCAGCGTATTTGTCACTCAGGATCAACTTACTATCCCTTCCCTCTGGTTGCCTTTTACAAGGTTCCCAGTTTTTTAGACCTAGTTTACCGACGACACAACGTCTTTATCGTCGCTCCATATAGACAGGACATTCAGATCGCTCTGCACCTCCATCACGTCGTCGAGGATCAGAGAGAAGTAAAAGCCGTTGCCGATGTAGAGTTCGACTGAGCCTCCAGTTGGTCGATCAAGACCGAGCAAACCGTCGGCCTGATACTTGCGGATCGTGATCGTAGGCTTTGTGCGAATCTTGACCCTGTCGCCTTGGTTGGCGATTTCGCCTTCGTAGTCTGTGTTTGATATGGCCGACAAAACGGTCGACGCATAAAATTTCTCAACGAGTTTAGCACTCCAGATCTCGGGAATAAATCCGGTCGATTGGAGTAGGTTTCCGGTAGACCCTACGGGGGTCAGGGGCGGGACTGAGCCTGACGTTGCGCCAGGAAAACCCGCACTCGGGATAGGCATGAGGGTAGCTCCATCGCTTGGGAGCTACCGGTCCTTATAGGATACGGGCGGCCCCCGGTTTATCGGTAGCGCCCCTCGCGCTGGGCTGCGAACATATCGGCCTCCAGCCGAGCCCACTCGGCTTCGCGACCGACATACGCACCTTTACGGTGCTGTTCGTACAGCTGCTTGACTTGGGCGCGTGTGTAGATGGGTTTGTCGGGCGGCACCGAGGCATCGCCTCCGGTTGCCGGCCTGGCCCTGCCAGGGGCTGCCAGGGAGCCTAGATCGACGGCCGGGGTTCGAGGAGGCGGGGCCTGCTGAACGGCGGGCGAAGGCTCGATGTGACCCGTGGCTTGCTCTTCCTGTAGAAAACCTCTGAAGAACGAGATGACTCTAGGGGCGTCGGCCGCTGAAATCGCTTCGTTCAACAATTGCTGTCTAACACGGCCCGAAAGCATGTCAAGCGAGAGCAGCCACCTGTGCCAGCGGGGATCGCGGTCGACGTCGCGGAAGTTCGGCACCGCGAGCTCGAGGCGCTGGTCCAGGTTCCGCCGCGCCTCGATCGCGAGGCGCCGCTGCATCTCGGCGTTCTGCTGCTTGATCTCCTGCAGCTCGGGGCTTAGCGCCTGCGCGGCGGCGCGCTGGGTGAAGTTGATCAGGTCGCTGCCGTAGTTCTGGACGTCCTGCTCCGTCACGTAAGCCGGTGGCGGCGGCAGCGAAGACGGTGCGGTGCGCCCATTGTGATAAACCGTCTGCTGGGTCTGTAACAGTTCGTTACCGAGCTGGGTCATCTGCTCCTGCATCTCGGCGAGCGTCTTCTGCGACGCGTCATAGCGCCCCTTCATCGCCAGATAGCGATGCTCCCAATTGTCCGGCTTGGGCTCGGAGGTAGGAGCGGATTCCGCGGGCGCCGGCTCGGCCGGTGGGGTGGCGTGGTCGGGGGGAGCCGACGCCTGCGAAGCCGGAGCTTCCGGGGGGGCCGAGGGTTGCTCTGGCTTAGGCCCGCTTGCGGGCGGCTTCGGGACTACGTCCCCGCTCTCCTGTTGAGCCGAAGCAAGCTGGCCTTTCTTATTGTAAAGCGCATCGACCGCCGCGGCACGCTTTTTCACGGCGTCGGGGATCGAGTTCGGGTCGATCGGCAGCTTTGCCATCGGCTTTTCGTCGACGGTCACGTCAGCCATGTTTTATCTCCTCTAGAATGCGCAGCAACTTCTTGCATTGCTGGGCGTGGCCCTGCATGACCGGCAGATCGCCAGTTGCTTGCACCATCAGGTCGGTGGTTTGGGCCGAATAATTGGCAAAAGCAGCGACAAATTTCTCGTACTGCTGCGGCGCCGCGTTCCGCAGGAACCGGGTCGCTTCAGTAATTTCCTTGGTCGATGCGCTCATTGCCCACTAGTGTCGTCCGGAAGCGGTGGCCCGGCTCCTGGCCCCATGGCGGCGGGCGGGCTCGAGCCCAGCGGCGGCCCGCCCATCGGCGGGGCCGGCATCTGCGACTGATCGGCGGTCGGCTGCGGCTGGGCTGGATACTGGTTTTGCATCTGCGCCAGCGGGTCGCCGCCCGTCAGCGAGCTGCGGCCACCGGAAGGAATGCGTTGCTGGACCGAGCCTTTGCCGACGTGCTTGACCACGCGGCCGTGCTTCGAAAGGGGAGTCAAATGCTTTTTAAAGACCATATTTCGGGCCTCCGTAGCCGATGCCGGCGCCCTGGACGCCGAAGTTAGGCGCTCCCGACAGCGGCGTTGAGCCCTTGCCGTAATCACGGGTGGAGATGGGCTTGAGCCGCGGCGGTGCCGTCACGGCTTTGGCAGGGTCGACCGGCTTGGGCGCCTTCGGCATCGGCACCTTGGGCATCCGCGGTCCAATTCCTCGTGCCATCAGCGGGCACCTGTTTGCCCAGCTGTCGCCGGCACGCTCGGATTAAATCCGAACATCTTGCCTGATCCGCCGGAGGCGAATTTCGCGCCTGGAGCGCTGCTCTGATCCTTGCCGGTGTTGCCGGGCTTGTCCGGAGTGGCGGCCTGCTCACCGAACATGTGCGTATCTCCACCTTTGGCGAATTCGACATTCTTTTCGGATTCCACTTTCGACTTCTCGGCCATGATCTGCCTCCTGCTGGTTTCCACGCATTCTACCGTAACCCCATCAATCGAACAACAGATCGAGAATGACCTCGTGTCTCGATCCGGCCGGCTGTACCGGCACGTTGATCGTGACAACCGGACTGACGAGGGACGCCGAATCGGCTCCAGCGATCGCCACGACACCTGTCGGAGGCGGAATCTTGCTGCCAGGAGACGCCCCGCCGAACCAATTGACGATAGCGCCTCCCTGACCCGCAGGACTGTTGGTCCCGACCCAGTACGGGCTGATGTTCAAATCGAAAGTAAACGACGTCGACACCCCATCAGCTATGGCCCACACCATGACCCGGACAACTTTTTGAATCGCCATCAGCGGATTCTCCTGGCTGAAATGTATCCAGCCGCTCCCATGGTTCCGCCAGAGAAAATCCCCTGACCCACCAAATAGACATTGGTCGGCGCGTTAACGTTAACGCGGCAGATCCCGGTCTGCATGTACTGATCCACGCCCTTAGTGAACGGCAAGGCATACTGCGTCATGTTGCCGATGCCGGATGCGACCTGCGCCAGCGTCGGCAATGTCGCCGAGACAGTAGAAACCGATGCCGCCAACGCCGTGACGGTCGTCGCCGTCACCGGATCGAACACGATCGCTCCGGACACCGCCCAATCGCCCGGTGTCAGGGCCAAGGTAGCGATGTTCGCCGTCACCCCCGTCGTCAGGGCGACCTCGACGGTGGTGCTCGTCGCAATGACTTCTCCGATGTTGCCCGCCGCCGCATTGTCGGCCGCAATGGTGCCTTTCAAATTGAACGTGCCGGTCGGCCCGGTGGCGCCCGCAATTCCAGCCGCGCCGGTCGGTCCTTGCGGCCCGACGATCCCAACTGCGCCCGACGGCCCGGCCGCGCCCACGGGACCGGGTACGCCCTGCAAGCCGGTCGGCCCTGTTGGTCCGGCATCTCCCTGCGGCCCCGTTCCCCCTGCTCCGGTTCCGGTTCCGGTTGGGCCGGTTGGGCCGGTCGGGCCCGCCGAGCCTGCTCCCCCGGTGCCGGCATCCGGCATGTCCAACACGACCTGGAAGGTCCTGTCGGCGTCCTGCTTGATCTGGGTCGTGAACGTGCCCGAGCGGAACCGCAGCCAGGAAATGCCATAGCCGGTATTGGGCGGCATGGTGATGACGGACCCCGCCACCACGACCGGTATGGTCGCCGGATAGGTCGAGAAATCCCCGATATCGGTCGTAAGATGCAGATTATTGTAGGTCACACCGCCATCTGCAGAAACTTGAAACGTCAGCGGCGCTGCGTTCCAATCCGGCGGCATGACGATGCGCAGGATCCTGGTGCTGCCCGAGCAATCGACCCCGCTCGACATCGTGTGTCCGGCGGGGATCGTCAGCGGCAGGGTCTTTAGCGACATTATCCCCTCCTATTGCAGCCTAGGTATGTGCAAAGCACCACCACCAGTAAACTGCAACAACAAACCGATCAACACGATCACACCGATCGCCACCATCACGATCATCGCAATTTTCCGCAACGGCTCCGGCAAGGCGACTTGCTGCAACAGCCACCACAGGAAGATGCAGACGATGACGATGATGACGAGATAGACCAGCAATGCGACCATGTCAGTCTCCTATTCGCCTATCGGTGGGGGCACGTCGCTGAAAAAATAGAGCGCAAGCACCGCGATCACGAGGGCCACGAATATCGCAGCGGCACCGTACATCGCACGATCATACCGCATGGCTAACCCTCTGGATCATCGACCGCCTGCGGCATCGGCTCCGGGATCGGCACGATGACCTTGTCCGGCTTGCCGTCGTAATCGGCATCCGTGATGTTCTGGAACAACAGTGACTCGCTGGCCCGCCGACGCGTCAAGCCAGCCAGGACCTTGCCGCCGCCCTTGTTCCATTTGTGGAACTCGAGGGCGGCACCCTCGAAATCGCCTGCGTTTACTTTTTTGAGGAGAGTGCTTTTGGCGAGATTTCCTTCTCCGCAGTTGTAGCAGAAGGAGACGAGGGCGTCGAACTGCCATGGCTCGAGAGGCACTTTGACAAGTTTACGTACAGCTCGCTCAAACGTCCCCATGTCTTCCAGAAACGCTTGATCGCACTCCTCCATCGTCCATCGAGAGTCGGCATTGAACTCTCTCCCGTGATGATGAGTATGGCCCCAACAAATCGTGAGAACTCCAGCAGGGCAATGGTACGGTTGATAATAATCGCCAACTTTCTTCAAACAGCCTTCGTAGTGCTTGATTAAATTAGCACCCGCAGAACTCAGGCTGCGATCCTCGTTCATGGATTGATGTTCAACCTCTTGGTCATCACGTCAACGATCCTATCGATGCTTCCCTTGTTAGCCTTGGTCTGACTCTCCAATACCGTCAACCGGCTATCGACCGTCACCAAGTGCGGCGAACCGCGAATCTCCAGCGTGCTCACCCGCGTCTCCAGCTTGACCATGTAGGCCGTGATCGACAGGACCGCAGCGCCGATCGCGATGCCCTGCGCCACCAGGAAATAAACCAGCGCCTGGTTGTCTGCGAACCATGAGCGGACGCTCGTCATCATGGCTCACTTCTTGCGACCCAGCTTGGCCTGGCCGCGCTTGTCCTCGGCCTTGTCCTGTGCGGAAGTCTCGTAGTTCTTGAGCGACATGCCCTTGCGCTTGGCGCCGCGCTTGTCCTCGGCCAGGTCAGCCTTGGACCCCTCGTAACCCTTGCGCTTTCCAGCCATCGGCGTGCTCCGTTGCCTGATAATTAGTAAACATACTGGAATTATGATCGGCTTTATACCACCGGATCGGCAAATCGGGGTACCGCTGCTCCACCCGCGCCAGGGTGTTCACCTCCCAGCTCAGGTTGCCTGTCTCCCGCAGATGGCGCTTGCACTCGTCCCTCATCACGGCGGCGAGCGCGGCGGCGTGCTCGCGCGGCACGACCAGGAGGCCCCCGCAGAATCTCCACATCGGGTAGCGATCGTCGTATTGGTAGTTCCTCTCCCAGCAGCCCGGGATGGCGATGGCTTCTTCGGCCGCAGCGCGGGCCATGAAATCCTCGATCACGCCGGCGGTCATTCCCGGCAGGTGGAAGATGCCGAGATCGATCCAGACGATGACGTCAGCGCCGGGAACCAGCTCGGCGGCGTCCGCGATGAGCTCGGACTTCTCCGCCTGTACGATGTGGTACGCGAGCGAGTTCTTGGCCGGGTTGTCGGCGGTCGAGTGGGTCACCGGCCCGTGCCGTTGCAGATGCCGGTAGAGCCAGCACGCCTCGAGCTCGGTGTCGAGGCGCAGGAGCGCGGTGATGTCGGCTGCGGCCAGTTGCGCGCCGAGCCTTTCGTAGTCCTGCGCCGGGCGGGGATGGCCGGGGATTGGGATAAAGCCGGTGACGGCCACCACGCTCATCGGAGCACACTGTATTCATCGGATATCGGAAAATAACAGCACATCACGCATCCGATGTTGCCCTTCATCGCCGCTGTCTTCCCGTGTCAATGGCGGCAACCATCGTTTTGCCTCAGATAGGCGTTGACACCAGTATTTTCCGTATCATGCTGGAGATAGATCATCTTTTAGGGCGGTGAGCCTATGAGCGATTCTGCGTCCAAACCGAAAAAGCGGCGGCGCACTGGCGCCGCTTTCTCCATCCCCGGCGCGGCCGAGGAAATCGGCGTCTCGTACAAAACCATGCGCGACGCGATCGAGATGAATCAGGTGCGCACCATCAAGTTCGGCCGCATCACCCGCGTGCCGAAAGCCGAGGTCGCGCGTCTCAAAGAAATCTTTGCATAGGATCATCGCGGCTCCTCGATGAACCGCAGCACGTCATCTAGATCCATCCTCGCCACCCACGCCTCGCAATCCCGCACGCCGTAGCTTGCCATCAGCTGCCGCCGCTCGGGAAAGTACGCCAGGCCGGCGGCGAATTCGATCTGCTTGTCATGGAAATAGAACGGCATGGACATGCCGGTAACCGCTCCGTCAACGGCGTAGCGTACGAACCTATGTGCATAATAGCGGTTCGGCCGCCCTGGGATCGTGCGCGCCTCATGCACTAGCGATAAGTACACACCGTCAGCTTCTATAACCTGCGAGCCGCCGCTGATCTGGCTGGCATCGAAACCGGAATCACTTTCGAAAACCACATTACCATCGTCGTCGACCAGGGTCCCCTGCCGGTAGACGAACCGCAACTCGTTGTTCTTCACCCAGGGCTGCCAGTTTTTCTCGTGGTAGCGCTTCTTGGGCAAAATCCGCATCCAAGGCTGGCCGCGCGCATTGAGCGGGACCAGGATTTGCTCGCACCAGCCTTCCGCGTTGAGCTCGCGCACGTTTGAGATCGTCCACAGGGTGCCCTGCCATTCGAACAACCGGCTATCTTCCAGACCGCGTACCGGATGAAACTTCGGTTCCGGCCAATTCTCCGGTAATGGCAGCTCGTCGGCTGTGGCGGCATCCAGGTCGCGCACCAGATAATTACGCGTATGAATGAAATTGACGTTCCAGTCGGCACTCAGAGAGCTATCCTTCCCCCGGATCGCATAGACCCCCTCCGTCGTGATCGTGTAGTTGACGGTACGTAAAACAAGGATAGGCCTTCCCTGATAGTTGATGACCGACGGGTTGGTGGCGGCCCAGCCGTCGTCCAGATCAAATTTCAACCATGTAGGCTTGAACGACGGCACATGCTCGGCCAACGGCCGCAGGTACCAGAACATATTGCCGCGGGCCTGCTCGCTGCCTTCGAGCGCCAGTTCGTTGCAGACCTGCGCGCCGCGGTCGCGGATTTTACCGCCTGCGTAATAGGCGCAGATCGCGAAATCCTCGCGTATGCCGGTGCTGGCGGCGTATTTGTTCACGAACAGCTGGTCGGCGTGCGGCTGCGGATCCATGCCGGCCTCGGAAAACAGTAGGCTAGAGTGGTTTTCTCCGCGCTCGCGGAAATATCTGGCCAGGTCGTACAGCGTCTCGGCCCGGTGTGGCCGCAGCTCGTAGGCGCGCAGCATCTCCCAGACGAAGCCCGGTCTGTCGCCGGAATTCTCTAAACAATGCGCGTAATGAAGCTGGGCGTTCCAGCGTTCTTCGGCGAAGCCACCGAGCCCGGCGCGGATCTTGTAGTGCTCCGCAGCCTTGGCCCAATCGCGCTTATCAAAGTATGATTGCCCGAGATAGAAGTGAGCCCGCTGGATCAAGCCTTCGTTGGTCTCGGTCTTCAGCATCTCTTCGAGCAGATTGATATCCCGCTCGAACTTCTCCGGCCTGTTAGACCCATCTGCAAAGTCCTGGAACCAGATGCCGTCCAAGTTGCCCGCCGTTGGCACATCTAAAAATTCGTGCGTGGGGCACTTATAGTCACCGGTAGCATTGCGGCTCAGTATGCGCCGGTTCCAGTAGTTCAGTGTTCCGGCCACCTGCCGCACGTCGTAGGCAAGACCGCCGTTGAGCTGCCGCTTCCAGTCGGGATCGTCGACGACCAGGGCCATGTCGGCGTCCGAGAGCACCAAGTAGTCCCACGGCAGATGGCTCGCACGCGCAGCCAGCAGCGCAAGGTTACGGGCATCCGAGAAGTTGACGAATTCGGCTGCACCGAGCTCCAGCGGCTTGCTGGCTTTTTCGAACGCCGCGCGCACCATGGCGACGGTCGAGTCGGTCGAGCCGGTGTCGACCACAATGCCGTAGTCGACGTGCGGAATGATGCTGTCGAGGCAGCGCGATATAATCGCTGCCTCGTTACGCAGTATGCAGTTCCACCCCAGCTTCACGCGCGCTTGCGATGCTTGACGATGGCGTCGATGATATCGCCCTTGTTCCAATGCTCGCTGACCTCGGCACCCTCGCTGGCAGCCACGCTCAGCAGCTCCTCCTTGGTCATGTCGTTGAGCTGCGCCTTGGTCGACCTGGTTTCACCCACACCGAACATGCCGCCGGTGGCGCCGGTCGCGCCCTCGCCGCCGCCGGACGTGCCGGGCAGCTCGGTGACGGTCAAAACGTCGATCTCGTCGCCGGGAGTAGCGGTGGCGTTGGCCACGACCTGATGAACCGCATCCTCGCGGTGCAGCGCCTCGATGGTCTCGACGGTGGCGGCGTGGGTAACACGGGATTTAACCTCATAGGACGGCATCGGACGTACTCCTCTCTGGTTGAACGGTTAGCGCCCCTTCATCACGACTGTGCGCTGATACTCCATTGCGGTGCCGTGATCGAGGCCATCCTGCCAAGCGCGATGCAGCGACCAGCGCCCGGTAACGATCCACCACGCTTCCAACCAACGCTGGTACCAGCACGGCGAACCCCGGCTGTTGCGGTGGATAACCCACCTGCGCGGATCGGGTTCACGGGCCTGCGTTGCCATGAGCATCACCCCGGTGGCCCTCCCATCGGCACCGGCGGTCGCGCGCCAGGGCCTGGAGGCGCGGGCTGATTTCCAACCAGACTAGTCGGCATGGTATTGCCTTGCGACAATGGTGACGGCTGGTTGCCCTGGGCCGCCCGCGCCATCTGGTCCATGCCGCCGCCCAGAGCGCCAGACCCGGGAGCGCCGAGCGGACCCAACGGCGCGCCACCGGTCAGGGCTGGAAGGATGCCGCGCTGGCCGGCCGGGACGCCGGCTTGGCTTGCCAGGAGCCCGGCGGTCAAGTCGGAGGCGATTTTCTGGACGCCCATTTGCACGCCTTGCTGCACGCCGGCCTCGACCTTCTGGGCGAGCGCCTGCTGCTCGCCGCCGCCTTGCTGCTGTTGCTGGAGTTTTTCGAGATCGTCGTCGGACGGTACGATTTCGTCGCCGTCGAGCCCGATGGTCTGAGCGACGCTGCGAAGCACCGCGCCACGGCCCTTGATTCCGATGATCCCCATATCAATTGGATTCGCCGTGCTTTGAAGAAACTCAACCTGACGCTGTCGTTGGGTTTCACGCTGAATAGCAACGCTCACTCCTTGCACCGAAACATTTTCCTCGCCTGTCAAAAGCCCGGTCGTATCACTGAGCAACACCAAGTCTACAAGCTGTTGTAGCGCAGGCTCGAACAGCTCGCGGTCTAAGTTCGCTGCAACGGTTTGAAGCACTTTGCTCGCATTGTTCATGAGCATGGCCAAACCGGATGCGGTGCGTCCTGCGCCGCCACCGGGCTGGCCGCCGATGTATTTGGGGATTGCTGAGATGTCGTCCGCTAGATCGACAAAGGCCCTGAACACGGTCAGCAGGTCTTGCGAATTGCTCTGCGGTTGGAAAAATTCAACGGGAGGTTTCGAGTTGTTGCCAACTGGGTCGGAGGACGCGTGAAATCTCTTCCAAGGATACAGTTCCTCAACATTATCCTCGGGCCGGACGCGATCGTCATTTATGACCACCATCGGTCCGGAGGAAATGGAGAGATTGTTGACCAGCGAGCGCAGCGTGGCGTTAGCAACGTCTTGTAGATCGGCGATCATGTCGACGAGGCCGTTGCCGACGGGGGTGCCGGGGACTTTCTCGAAGCTGGTTATGTAATAGGAATGCCTTGCTCGCGGCGAGGGGGAGAGGTTGGCCTTGATGATGTGGCTGCCGATGACGTAGGCGTCGACGTGGTAGTCGCGCAATTCGTCGGCGATGCCGGGCATGCCGTAGTCCTGCAGGAGGCGGCCCTGGATGTTGCCGTGGAATTCCATCTGGGTGATGAGGCCGGAGCGGTTCCAGGCCGGGTTCTCGCGGCTTTCCAGGACGGAGCGTTCGGCGTCGGTGGTGTCCCAGTTGTCGTAGAGGCCGCCGCGGCCGTATTCGTCGAGGACAGCACGGACCTCGTCCTGGTCGAAGCCGGGCAGGTCGAGGAGGTCGTTGAGCTCGGCGCGGGTGAGGCGTGATTTCTCGATGACGTTGGCGTTGGCGATGTCCGCCACGCCCGGCGTAAACCAGATATCGAACGGGGATATCCGGCTCCAGACCATTTTCGGGATCTGGCGCACCAGCGGCTGCCCGTTGTTCCACTTGACCTCGGGGGCGATGCGGACGGTGGGGCCCTTGATGCAGGCGAACGGGAAGATGGGGAGATCCACGATGAATTCGGCCAGGGCGTGATAAAATCCACCCTCGCGCAGGATCTCCTCGATCCTGTCCTCGGCGACCTGGGCCTGGTCGGCGGCTTTCTTCTTGGCGGCGTCGGAGGCCGACTCCATGAGGGCGGTGCGGCGCATCTGGACGTCCTGCGGGGACGGGGCCTGGCCGGTCGTCTGCATGATCATCTGCTGCTCGTGGGCCATGAGCGCATCGATCTTCTGGACGATATCGGGTGGCACGTCGGGATCGGCCGGCGGGCGAATCGACCAGGGCCGGTCGGAGCCGAGATAGATATCGCGCAGGAGCGAGGAGGCGGCGCGGCACTTCTGGGCGGACAAACGCGCAAAAACCTCCGAGCCCCCAAACTTCTTGACCTCCTGGAACTTGGTTGGCGAATATTGGCCGTTGAAGGTGCGCAACGCCTCGAGCAAGCGATTGGACCAGCCGGCGGCGGTATTGCGGTGGTTGCGGAAGATTTCGAATTGTGAACGTACCCAACCAACTAAAGCTGGCGGCGCTGGTTCTGGCGGTGCAGCGGCTTGAGCGCGAGCAAGTTGCTGAGCTTGTAGGTGAGCCTCAAGCGCCGCTGGCGGCACGACACTTAGAACGCCTTGCTGGCCGAGTGGGTTGGTTGCCATGGGCGCCATGCTACCCTATTGGCGGGAAATGTTATAGGGTGCGCGGATGTCCGAGCCCACTGAGCCGCCCGATCAAAATTTAGACGAAACTGCGCTTGCAAAGCTCGCCATGGAGATGGCGATGGCGATCCGCAAGGCGGAAGTGATCTTCGCGGACTACGGCATTGGTCCGGAGGATTTCTACGAGATATCCAAACTTCCGTACTACAAGCGCGCGTTCGAGCAGTTCACGCTGGAATGGAATTCGGCGCTGTCCACCAACGAGCGGATCAAGCTGACAAGCGCGGCTTATCTGGAGCAGGCGCTGCCGCGGCTGGGCGCGCGGATGATGAGCGACGAGTCGCTGTCGGCGGCGACCGAGGTGGCCAAGCTGTTTTCGCGCAATGCGGGGCTGGGGGGCGACCCCAAGGAGGCCAAGAGCAACGAAAGATTCGTCATTACCATAAATCTTGGCGAGGACGGCGAGGGCAAGCCGGTGGTCGAGAAGTACGACAAGCCGATCGAGAGGATGGGCCCCAAGGACATCGACCTGATTGCCGCCGAGCCTGCCGCCGAGGTGGTGGTGAAGCGCGGGCCCGGGCGGCCGCGGAAAACCCCGAGGCAGGAGGAGGACTAGATGGCCAAGTTGACCGCAGGCGATCGGAAGAAACTGCCCTCGAGCTCGTTCGCGCTACCTGGCAAGGGCGAAGGCCCGCAGGGTAAGGGCAGCGGCAGCTATCCGGTGCCCGACAAAAATCACGCCAGGCTAGCCTTGGCGATGGTCAGTAAGCACGGCTCGAGCGCGCAGAAGGCCAGGGTGCGGGCCAAGGTGAAGGCCAAGTTCCCCGGCATCGGCAAGGAATGAGCTTGGACCTGACTGTCGAAGCGATTGCTGAAATTCTGGCGTATGAAATGCGCCGGGTAGAGGCCATCAAAGCCATCGGCGGCATTCCGCTATATGAGGTCGTCGGCGAAGGCCGCGCAGTACCGGAAGGCTGGGTACTGGACCAGGCAACGTGTTTCTTCGTGCCAGCAGGTTTCCAGTTTCACGGAACGATGCAATGAGCCTGACCTACATGGCGCCGCCGACGCTCTCCCGGTTCATGAAGTCCAACGCTTTCGGCCGTATCGCCGCCGGCCCTGTGGGCAGTGGAAAGACGACCGCTTGCGTCATAGAACTGCTGCGCCGATGCATGGCGCAAGCCAAGGCCCCGGACGGGTGTCGGTATTCTCGCGTCGCTATAGTGAGACAGACGCTTCGACAGCTCAAAGATACTGTACTCAAGGATTGCGTGACCTGGTTGGCGGGGCTTGGGGAATTTAAGGTGAGCGAGAACACGTTCTACCTGGACTTCGGCGACGTAAAGAGCGAGTGGATTTTGATCCCGCTGGAAGATGCGGCAGACCAGGCGCGACTGCTCAGCATGCAGCTCACGATGTGTTGGATCAGCGAAGCAATTGAGTGCGATGTTAATGTGATTGCCCCAATCTCCGGACGCATCGGGCGCTATCCTTCCGGCAACCGAGGTTCACCGACCTTCTATGGAATAATTGCTGACACCAACATGCCGCAGCTTCTGACAGATTGGCACAAGTTGATGGTTGATCCGCCGGCGGACTTTCAGATTTTCCGCCAACCGTCCGGGATGGCGCCCAACGCGGAAAATCTAAATCATTTGCTGCAGACCGAGGAGACGTCGAAGCTACCGATCAACCATCCCGACCGGCTGGCGCAGGGGCGCAGGTATTACGAGCGGTTCCTCGAGCTTTACGGCTCCGACCACCCTTGGGTTCGGCGCTACGTCTATGCCGAATATGCCGATGACCCCAGCGGGGAGGCGGTGTTCAAGGCGACGTTCCGGACTTCTTTCCACGTGGTGGACGATACTTTTTGCATACCAGGTTACAGCCTCCTTGTAGGGATAGACTTCGGACGCAATCCTTGGAGCCTGGTCTGCCAGGTCGATCATCAGGGGCGGCTGCTGGTTCACGAGGAAATTCCGGCAATCAATATCGGCCTGGAAAAGCAGGTCGAGGAAAGAATACGGCCACGACTGTTCAGCAACAAGTTTGCCGGCGCGAAGGTGATGATTGTTGGCGATCCGGCGGGTGTGGCCAAGGGAACCATCGCGGAAGAAACCAGCTTTGATGCCTTGAAGCGCATGGGTTTGCCGGCTTTTCCGGCTCCCACCAACGACATTGACGCTCGGTTGCGCGCTGTGGAGACTATGCTTGGGCGGCAAACCAATGGCGGCCCATCGCTGGTGATCAACGGGCGCGGCTGCCCTATGCTGGTCCGCGCCATGAGCGGCGGCTATCGTTTCAAGCGCCACCGGGAAGGGAGCTTGCGGGCAATCCCGGAGAAGTTCGACGCCGAGGGCTACTCGCACGTGGTCGATTGCTTGCAATATGTGTGTTTGGTGGCCCAGAATAGGAACCTTGTGCAAGAATATGCCCGCCGACTGGTGCCACGCAAGCGGCCCGTTGAGCGGCAGGTATCGGCGGCTGGGTGGACCTGAGTCAACGGCTAACTGAGCGAGGAGGCGGCAATGCGACCGCGCAAACGTCGGCCCCCCCGGCGGCCCGGCTACACGATCTCTCAGTTCGCCCGCGAGGTAGATCAGACGTCGAGCGGGATCCGCAACGCGGTCAGAAACGGCGAAATCCGCGCGGTTCCCTACAACAATGTTTTGGTTATCCCGCCGTCCGAGCTGGACCGTTATCTAGCGACGTGGGGCACAGCGGGCTCGAACGAACGCGTCGAGCCCGCGCCGGGGGATGAGCACCGCGACAAATGGCATCAACTATTCAGGTTGTGACTAATGAGCGATGCACAGCAAGGCGACGACCTAGTCCCGAACTTTCCGTTGTCGTGGCTGGAGCGGCTTGATTCCGAGAAGGTGCGGCTGGAGAACCGCAACGCCGACGTCTGGGTGCCGATCCTCGAGCGGGCCAAGGGGGTGGTCGATCATGACGGGATCGAGCGGGTCACGGCGCAGTCGTTGCTCGACATCCTCAAGGTGCCGATGGGCAAGCGCAAGAACGAGCACTACCAGCGGCTGACCAAGATCATGATCGAGCTCGGGTGGTCGTCGCACCGCATCCACGGCATAACGGCGGGCGGCTACCGCGAGCAGGTGCATGGCTTCTGCCGCGATGCCCGGCACAAGAAGCCGCCGACCGCCGACGAGAAAAGACGGGCCGAGCTGGGGGTGCGGCAGGTGCGGCGGCCGAAGATCGGCTGGCCGGCATTCAAGCGGCAAGTCGTGGAATTGGTCCGCTCCGGGAAGCATCCGGCCGAGCTTGCGGATCAATTCGGGATACCGAAGCAGACGATCCGCAATTGGGTCGGCCGGCATAACGAACTTAACCCCGAGGCGCCGGTAGTCATACCGCAGCACAAGCGGGGGAGCCCGGTTCGCAATCCCAATCCGCTCAACATCCCGGTCACCCAGGTCACCCCGGTGGCCATGGCGCCAGCCGAGAAGCCGAGGCCGCAACTGCCACCCGAGCCAGCCGCGAAGCCCTCCAAGGCGGCTGTCGCTCCGTTCGAGCTGCCGGACATACCGGCATTCCTGCGCCGGGAGAAGTAAGTCTAGGGTGGGGATTTCTGCTCAAGGGTGTATTTTACGAAGCCCTTGATCACCGCCCACAGCTGCCTGATCTCGGCCTTCAACTCTTGTGCTTTGAACTCCGCATCGATAATGCGGTTTTCGGTCGCCTCTGTTTCTTTGCTATAGGTGGCCAAGTCGATCCGCAGCCGTTCGATCTCGGCCTCCAGCGCAGCAATATCACGCTCGTAAGCGGCATTGCGCTCCTGCGAGTAGTGGAGCACGTCTTTGTCAGTCTTAAGCCGTTCGATCTCGGCCTCGCGGTTGCCGATCAGCGCGTGCAACAGCGCGTTGGCCTTCATCAGGTCATCGCGTTCGGCGCGCAGCCGCTCGATTTCGGCGGTCATTTGATCGAGGTTCTTCGCGATGACGCGATCATGCAGCCGACAAATGCAATCGGTGCAATAACGGGCCATGCCCACAGCAAGAGCGGCGACAAGAGCAGCAGAAGCACGGTGAGAACTGCATACAGATTGGTGCGGTTGCGTTCATGCTCTTCTGCCGCATACGCTTGCGAGAGCTCTAATTCAAAGAGTTCAACTTCCGAGAGGTCGTCCTCGTATTTCATTTCGGTCACCCAAACAGTTTTACGATTGTGGCGCCGAGCGCGACGCCGGCCGCCAACAGCGCGGCGCCTGCGGTCATGCCGGCAAATGCGGGGACATAGTCCCGAACTTGCCACGGCGCATGGCGCATTTCCTGGTGTCGGCGATCCGATTCGGCAAAGTTGCGATGGATCTCCGTCAGCATCTTGTCGATGCGAACGGTCTGCTCGCGCGCGTCAATTGGATCGATGTCTGGCATTTGGTCCTCTGGGCACTTTCAAGCAAACATCTTGAACAGGATTGCGCTTGTCATCGCCATGTTGGTGCCGACCATCCATTTCAAGACCGTCAGATCAGTTTCGATCTTGCCGGCCCGGTTTTCATAGCCGGCGGCCTCTTCGGCAGCGGCGCGCGCTATCTCGTCCGGCACGTTGCCGGCCCGCAATGCAGCGTAGAGCTTTGCCATCATGACGGTCATTCGAGTTAGTGCTCCTTGGCGTTTCGTGCCGCGCACCCCGGAGGATGCGCGGAGGCGAAACGTCAATCAGCGGCAGATTTGCTGCCAGCCATTGCCGTTCCATTCCCAGCGGCAATCGGCGTGCGCCGGCGCCGTAGCCGCAGCAAGACCAGCAACAATCGACAGCACGGTAAGGATAGTTCTCATGGTTTCGTCCTCGCTTGTGCGCCGCGCCAATGCGGCGTTCGTTAGAGTCGGAACTGGACTCGTCAGGCACCGCATTCACGGTGCGACCGGCAAGGCCTAGTAGCCGCCGGTTTCGTCCTTCAAGGCGCCGTCGCCGTCTCCAAGCGCGCGAGCCGGTTGTCCAGGCGGCCCAGCATGTCCTTCATCTGCACCATGTCGCGGGCGAGCCGCAACACCATCTCGGTCAGCACCGTCTGTCCATAGGAAAGCTCGCGCACATTGTGTTCGATGCTGTCCATCCGTTTTTCAATGTCGTCGAATCGCCTATCCACACGCGCAAATCGTTCGCGCAAGAAGTCCAGGACATCATCAGTCATTGTTTTATCGTCCTCGCTTGTTGCGGGCGCCCGCCAAGGCCGCCCCGGTTCCGGTAATATTGCGCACAGCGCCATATGGCGCAAGAGCGGCGGCCTCTGTTAATGTTTAATCATTCCGTCCGCCGGGCCGGCTGCTTCGGTCCTCGCGGCAGCCTAGCCCGCGGAAGGATAGGGCCGGCCGGGACGCCAATCCCGCCGGCCCGCCCCGCCGTTTACCAGACTTGCCACCAATTTTTGTCGGATACGGGTGGCTTCAGGCAATCCGCTATTGATGGCTTGGCAACGCGCTCGACGTAATCGGCCGGAAGTTTTCCGTTTGCGATGAAGTATGTGCCGTCCTCCATCGTGCTCCGGTTGGCGGCGGCGAGGACGTAACAACTGCAATAAGCGTTGTTGTTGTTCATTCCCGCCAGACAAGTTGCCATTGCCTCCTTTATAAAGGCGAGCGTGTTCGCCTGGTCCAGCGGGGTCGCATGCGCCGCAACAGGCAACAGCAGCGTGCTTGCAAGCAATAATCGTTTCATCATGTTCGTTGGTCCTTGCTATGTGCCGCGCCATGCGGCGGTTGGGTCTACTGGACTCATCAGCTGCCGCGTCACGGCAGGACGGGGAGATCAGTTCCCCGTTTCGTCCTTGTGGTCGCGAGCCTCCAGCCAGGCCCGCTCGAGCCGCGCGATCATGACAGCGGCGCGGTGGCATAGGTCGGCGGTGGTGGAAGAGCGTCCCGGGTGCGCCTCGGTCAGCTCGCGCGAGATGGCCTCAACCTCGGCCTGCGTCGGTGGGCCTTGATCTGTTTTCATGATCGCACCGCCATCAACAGCACAAGCGGCCCGGCGCCACCGCCAACCCAATAGCGGCCGGCCTTGGTCAACTCAGAAAGAGCATGGAAGTATTCAGGGTCACGATGCTCTGCAGCGTCTGGGAAGCAGTCGCGCAAATCACATTGACCGCGCAATGTTTCGTTGTCGTTGTTGTCGTAATCGTAAATCTTTACCATCATGACACACCTCCCGGCGTCACCACGCGCACAAGCTCGCGGCTGTTGGCGCCGGCAACCGTAAAATTGCGGATGACGTACAGCGGCGAGTAGGGGTTGAGATTGAATATCAGTAGCGTCTTGCCGGTGCGGTCCGCGTCTTGCTGCGCCAGCGCAATGATTCGATCGAGCTTGGTTACTTTGTCGTGCGCGCGGTCTATGTGCTTCAATTCAGATTTGCTAGGCATTGTCCTCGTCCTCGCATTGAGCTGGGTCATCTGGACTCGTCAGGCGCCGCATCACGGCGCGACCGGGCACAACAAAGTGCCCGGTTTCGTCCTTATGCCGCCGATCGACCGCGATCTATCCCCCAGGGCGCGGTCTCGTAATCGGGCAAGCCGCGGATTGCCGCCGCGCGGATTGCCGCAATTATCCGGTGCGCGACCGTCTGCCTATAATCGTCGGTCTCGCAAGCCTGATAGTCGAAGCAATCGCAATTCTTGATTACCCAAACGCAGCGCTTCGTGTGCTGCATGTGGACGAACGGCTCGAAATACCGGAACGCATAGGCGCTCGCGTCCTCACCGATCTTGCCCGGCATGTTGCCAGGCCCACAATCCGGGTAACGATGGCAGACCGAGCGCTCGTTCTCCGCTAGTAGAACGCGGCCGATGTCGGTCCAATCAAACAATCCAGCCTTGCTAGGCTGGATAAAATAGCCGAGCTGGTCTTTCATCCGCTTGTCCTTAGCAAACGAAAGCAGCGCGTCGATATGGTCGTGGGAGACTACGAAAGCAGACATGGTTCTTCGTCCTCGCTGTGTTTCCCTCTCGCCAAAGAGGGCCGGCTTGATTGCCGCCGATAGGCGCCCGCAATGGAGCGCCCATCAACTGCAATCACGCCTTACGCTACCTGCCGTGCTTCGCTGGCATCGCGCGCATAGCTCTCAGCATTTGGAACCCCGCGACACATGCGAGCGGAATTGGCCGGCGTGATCGATATATCCAGTTCCCAGCGCGCAATGACCTTGCCCTCGCGCCGAACGTCCAAGTAGAGCGCATCGGCATGTAACCCGCCCATCGCGACATATCCGTTCGTGTGGGCGTCCGGATAAAATCGGAATGTGATCTCGTCATCGGCGCGCAATGTCTTGAGGATGCACGACGCGCTAGTATGCTGCGAGTGATAGACACCGATCATCGCAAAGCATTGCACGTCGCCGGCTTTCATCGCTTCGCGCCCGCGCGAGGTATCAATCTCCACCTTAGCCGTGACATTGTGCTCTATGTCCGTCGCAAACGGATCGGGGTTGCCATAACCCTTGCGCTTGATCGCGCGCACCAGGCCGTCCGGGCTCTTGCTGTTCAGATGCACGCAAATGTCGTCGCACTTGCGCAATGCAGTAATGTCGAGCTTCGTTAAGGTAGTCATCGTTCGTCCTCGCTTATGTTGTTGGACATCCGCCAAGATGTCCCGGCATGATCGCCGACCATGCCGCCCCCATGGAGCGGCATGCGCTGCAATCAATCCGTTATTTGAAATCCGCCATAATTGCGGTAATGGCGTCGTTTATTCGATACATAAGAGCCGATAATTTTTCGTCTTTTGGCAATAGCGGCAGCCATTCAAATGCCGCTATGACAGCATGTGTTGCATCGTCGCAAGCATCATCAAATTTGTCTTCTTGATTAATCATAGTCTTCGTCCTCGCTATGTTGTCGGACACTCGCCAAAGCGCCCTGGTTCGTTCGTCTGGTCTCGTCAGTGACGGCCTAACCGCCAGACGGCCCTGGGGCCGTTTCGACCTGTTCAGTAGTTGGTGACCCAGTCGCAGCCGTGAAGCTTGGCGAGCACCTCTGCGCGACGCTCCGCTTTGACCCTGCGGCCTTTGCCAGAGAAATGGCTGTCCGCTTCCAAGCTGTCATCCTCGAAGAGGACATCAACCGTGAAATCATCGCCATTGTCAGAACATTGAATGGTGCGGGCCTTGCTGATCATGATTGCACCTCGCAAGCGCATGCGAGAGTGTAGAGCAAACCCTTGCTGCAGTAGTTGACGAGAAACCATTGCTCGGCATCAAAGCTCGATGAGCATCCTCGCGGTGCCAGCATGTAACCTTCATGGTAGTCCCGGCCGTGGTAACAAAAAGCTATCCTAAAGCGCATTGTCCTGATCCTCGCTTTGCGCCCGAGCCATTCGGGCTTGCAATCAACAATCTATCAAACAAACACAAATGCACAACCGTAAAGATTGGCACATATCCGCACATTTCGTCATTTTGGACGCGCTGCGAATTTGCCACTCGCGCGGGGCTGCCCAATGTAGCCATGAGCGGATTTATTCACACAGTTCTGTGAATGATTACACTCTCGTAGGTTACTCCATCGATTGTCATCACGAATCCGGTTGATGTGATCTAGTTCAGGATCAGGGTCGCGCCCGGTTACCATTTTCCAGATGATGCGATGTACGCGATATTCCTCATATTCAATTGTAACGCTGCGATAGCCCCAACGCTTGCTACGCCACCCAGCTTCCATGCCAGGCCGAATGCGAGGCCCGCGGATTCTCCAGGTGAGCAAGCCGGTTTCCTTGTCATAGTCGAATAGAATTCGCAGCAAGGAAGCCGGCGGCAAAGGAAGCATCTTCCCATTCCATGTCATGATCAGATTATATCCCAGATTAACCGGAAAGATCCGCACATTTCCGCACACGAACAAGAAAGATTGTTGCGTAGGGCCGCTCTCGATTTGTGCCATCGCGCCGGCGGGCCGGGAAAAGTCCGTGGTTCCGGGTGGGCTACGGAGGAGGGATTTGCTTAATATGAGCAAAAGTCCGTTCCGCCTTGGCGAAGGACAATCCGCGCGGTGCGCACTGCACGCGTGAGGGCCGCGAGCACCTAAGCCGCTGATATCATTACGTTGTGGTAGTGGGGTGCGCTGGGATCGAGGTTTGGAGTATGGTTCCGGACCGTCTACGACTGCGGCGAGGTTCAATCTCCCCCGTCTTTAACAGGAGTTTTTCGGATGAATGCTCCGGGGGCTACTTCCTTGCCCCGGGCGCCGTGAAATGGATTTGTCCCCATCCTATACGGCCATAACGGGCAGTGGACAGCCGTGCAGCGCCGGACCTCGGATTGCTGGTAGCAGCAGCAGTCTAGGCATTTCGCCCGGATAACTGCCATGATCGAGCGTTTTTGATGCGCTTGCCCTAGGACTTCAAGCGCCAGGTCGTCCGGATGCCGGCCTTCCGTCGAGCCGTCCGAATGCCGGACGATGAAGGCTTCTGATAACGAATTCGGTCCAATATCATCGATGGGCATGGTGACCTCCAATCCAGGTTGCTTTGCCAAGTGGCCGGGCGGCGCCTTCAACGCCGCTCGGCTGCGCCTATGGTAGCACAGCTCGCGCCAACGAACATCCTCGCACCCCCACGCGCAATTTTGTTGCGGAGAGCTGCGCTTTCCTTCCAGCTCGATCCCGATCGCCGCCGCCCCGGTACACCCCCCGCCGCCCCGGGGGGACGCTGGCCAGGCCACCCCCCTCGATCGTCTATCTCAGTGCCCTTTTCATATCTGGCCCCCGAAAACCCTTATGCTGCACTGCACAAAATACAACTGGATTGGTTGGGGCGCTTGCGCGGTTATTTTCCTCGTATTCCCCCTGGCACGGCCCGCCGCACTTTTTTCGCCTTAGTGAAACGGCGGCGGAAAAATGCGGCGCCGCCTTTTCGCCGATTTTCCCGTAGGGGAATACGAGGAAAAAAAGCGCGGGTGTTTCGCCGCCGAATTTGGCCCCACCCGCTATTTGACCGCCGATTTCAAAATCAAAACTACGGCGGTGTTTTTGCCCACAACTGAAGAATGCATTTTCACCTCGATCGGTTGCAATCCGGTGACCTCGGGTGGGATCCTGTCGAACATTTCGTGCATAAAAAATGGAGAGCGGAGCGTAATGGAGCGTAATGGAGCATAATTAATTGCGCTCCATTATGCTCCGGGGTTGTCATACGCCCACCTCGATCAGGTCGCCCGGCCTCGCCTTGACGTGTAGGCCGACGCGCCGCTTTTTTGCTGACTTGACGTAGGTATCCGCCTCCTCCAGCACGCCGTTCTTGATCCATTTGTCGAGGATCTTGCGGCCATCCTGTTCGGAGCATTGCAGGTATTGCTGCAGCACCGGGACCGCCCAACGCTTGGTCTTGCGCAGCGTGAAGGGCTCGCCGGTCGACCCGCCATCGTCGTCTTTGCCGCCGGCCTCGAGCTCGTCGAGGATGGCCTTGGCCACGTCGGTGGTCATGGCGTCGAAGATGTTGGGGGGCAGGAATGGCACCAGCACGCCGACCTCGTCGGCCGGCTCGCCATCGCCGGCATTGTTGAGGGTGCGGGACTGTTTCTGGAACCAGCGGGCGGCCGCGCTCATCAGGCTGAGATTGGCCTTGGCGTCGTCGAAGCGCAGGTAGTGATTGTGGGTGTCGGGATCGATCTCGAAGGCGGTCGCCTCCTCGCGTGTCATCGGGAACAGCGTGGCGACGATGCGCGCCACCCCGGCCAGGGAACCGCCGCCGCGGCTGGCGTCGGGATCGCCGGCCATGTTCTGCGCGTATTTCTTGGTGTGGTGGACCAGCATCACGGCCGCGTTGGTGCGCCGCGCCACCTCCCGCCACAGCACTGCCGCCCACTTCAATTCGGAATTGGAGTTCTCGTCGCCGGCGAACGTCTCCGCAAACGGGTCGACCACCACGATGTCGATCTGCAGGGTCATCAGCGCGCGCACGACCCGCTCCAGCATCGGTGTCGCGGTGACGGTCTTGGTGCGGCTGTCGGCGATGGCGACCACGATCGACGCCGCCTTCGCCAGCACCACACGGCCCTGCAAATCCACCTGGTCCAACCCCATCACCTCCGCCGCGGCGCACAGCCGCCGGCTCATTTCCTCCGCGTCCTCCTCGACATTGATGATCAGCACCCGGTAGCGGCCGCGCGGCCGCCAGCCCGCCCAGCTGGTCATTCCGGACACGCACAGCATCGCCAGTTGCAGCGTCAGCAGGCTCTTGCCGCTGCCCGGCGGCGCCACCATCAGGGTGACCTGGCGCCGCAGCAGCAGGCCCGGCACCAGCCACGGCCGCCGCGGCAGCTTCGTGCCGTCGATCGGAAACGGGAACACCACCGGCAGATCGGTCGCCACCGGCCCGTTGGGCTTGTGGGCGGGGCCGGCCGGGCCATTGCTCCCCGCGGCGGGTCCGTTGGGTGGCATCCCGGGCGGCCGCGGGACCTCGGCGAAGGCGGCCGCGATCCGGGTCTGCAGCCCGTCCTCGCCCAACGCAGCGACCAGCCCGTGGGCCTGCGCCATCTCGTAGAGGGCATCGATTGCGGTGGCCATGGGGAGCCCGCCCGCGACGTAGCCGGCGGCATCCTTGGCGGCCTCGTCGAACGCCTTGGCGCAGGCCTCGATGTCGCCCTCGCCCAGGCTGGCCAGCACCGCCCGCCAGTTCGCCAAGCCTTCCCGGAAGCGGTCCTCGATGGTCATACGGGGAAATACCTAGCGAACGGATTGCAGATGATGGCCTCGCAGGCCGAGATGCCCAGCAGGTCGATGAGCCCGGCCTTGAACGCGTATTGCAGCAGCGGATCGGTCGCCGCGCCGTAGTCGAATTCATTGCAGCCGTAGAGCAGGGCGCGCGCTTCCGCCCGCGCGCGCAGGACCAGGATCGGTGCCACTTTTTGCCGGCCCGACATAGCGTCTCCAGCCCACGGTCAGTTGGCCTCGATCAGGGCAACCGCGCGATCCAGAACCTCGATCTGCGCATCGAGCGCGTTGACGACGTGCTGCACCTGCGCCCGCCGCTCGGCCAGGATGCCGCGCTGCAGGCGCAGCTTATCCCCAAGCGACCGCAGTTCCTCGCCGCTCTGGTCCGCGATGATGTCGATCGCGTCGGGGGTGCCCTTTTGATTGAAGGCGACGTGGACCGCCTCATTGACCGCGCTCGCCGAGGGACTTGTCCCCACATCCTTCCGGGCCGGCTTCTCGAGACTGGGTTTCTTCGACACTGGTTGCGCCTCATCTTTTTGCCCCGGGAATTAAGTCCCTCCCGGCGCGAAACAGCTTTTTCAACGTTTCCAAAGCTCGCTCATCGGACAATGGAACAACAACAAACCCCTGGTCCCACAGCCATGCCAACAGGTGCGTCACGGCGTCATCGGTGTCTTCGGCCGTGTCAAAATGCGAGGCAAAATATCGCTGCAACGCTTCCTTGGCGCCGTTGCCGTCTTCGATCGGTTCTGGTGGCTTAAACATCATTGCACCTCCGGCTTGAGGCGCCACACGTCCCACCGCTCGAGCACCGCGACGGCAGCCGCGACGTTGTCCACGACGGCGTGCGGAATGCCGTTGAGCATGCACCACAGCGCGAAGCCGGCCTGATGCTCCGACATGCGCCCGCGCTTGCGCTTGAGCTCGAGGAAGTGGACCGGATGATCAGCGTCCTTCGGCGCCAGGAAAATGAAATCCGGCCACCCCGGCCGCACGCCCATCCGCTTCAGCCGCTCGCCCGCGTAACTCACCCGCACCCCGTTGCGGAATTCCGCCGGCCGCGCCTCGCCGAAAGGAAGGTGGGTCCACAGCCACGTCGGTTTGGCGCAGCGCCGCAGCAGATCCGCCACCTCGCATTGCAGTTGGAATTCAGACGGCGAGACGTCGACCCGCTCGCCGCGCTGACGCTTGCCACGGAACAGATTGAGTTGCCGCGCGCTGGCTTCGCCGCGTGCGATGACGAGAGCTTCATCTGCGGCCTTGATCAGCCGCTTGCCGAGCTTGGTCATGAGCGCGCCTCGTTCCGCTCGGCCTTGCGATGACGCTTCCAGAACACGCGCTTCCACTTGCGCAGGTGCTTCCACCATTGCGGGGCAGGAACCAGGATTCCCTTTTTTATGGTTGCCATTTGTCGTCGCTCATAGCAATCGCCCTTGTCCAATCTCTTGTTCCCGCGCATCGGGCATGCGCCGTAATCGGAAGGTTTTCGTGAACTGCCATTTGGCAAGGACTAGTGGTGATGTGATGAATGCTGTTCCCCCGGATGCAATCCCATTCGTAATATCGATGGAATAAACAACACCCAACCAATAATTTGTTGGGTTGAGAGCCATCACGGTCACCTCGTTTGGCGTCACAGAAAAATCCCCATCGGCTAGACGTGTTCCTTTGCATTCCATGATTTGTGGCGAATGAAAACGGTTGCGGCCACAGAAGGTGAAATCGTATGAACGACCAGTTGATGTGTCCTTCGTTTCGTAATCTCTGCTTTGCATCAGTGCCATGATCTTCTGGTGCGCGTAGACGCCGATCGAATGGCTCGTCGGCTCGCCGGCAACATCATCGGCCTCGATCGGTAGAACGAGCACGTTCTGACATGTGAATAGATTTGCGCGTTCGTTTGCGGCTTGGATTAGCTTCGGCCTGACTTCATCACGGAAACAATACTTACCAGATCCGACGCGCGTTATTAGATCAACCCGCCGCCCCTCCTGGTGAAATCGCGAGAAGCCGCTGCCGAGCCGCTGCAACTCGTTGCTGATGCCCTGCTTCCAATGTTGCGGCAATTGGCCATCGCGAGCGAGCCGAGCCCTTCCATATTCCTCGGCAAGATCGGCACGAGTGAACCGCCGCGAGAGCTTCAAGCCCGCAGCAACAATATCCGTGCCACGCTTACTAAGAGTCGCGAGCTTCATTCCGCGGCCTCGTCGTTCAATTCGGCCACATGACCGTAGACGTCCCATCCGTCACGTTTGCGGCGCGTAAACATTTCGAGCTTTCGGCCATGCGTGTAGAGCGTCTCGATGATGTCGTAGAATTCGACTGGCTTCTGGCTATGCTTGTCGCTGCGCTCGATGCTCTGCACGCTGTCGAAGAGCTGTTGCTTGTCTGGCTGGCAGGAGCCGCGCGTGCAGACCAAAAGCACCTCGTGGCGCACCGAATTGTAGTGCCCCATGTTGTGCTTGATCTTGTCCCACACGAATGACGCCTTGTATTCGAAGCCCCAGGCATTCACGACCTGGAGTGCTTCCTGCAGCATCGGCGACGTCGCCCAGAGGAAAAGCACCGCATTGTCTTCTACCCAATGGTTGACGGGCAACGCGCAGATTGCGGAAAGCTCCATTGTCGGGTAGTGCTCGCGCGCATCGCCAGCCGGCAACCCCATCCGATGCGGCACCAGAGTCGTGTCGCCATAAGACCAGGGCGGATCGGCATAGATGATGCGGTATTTTTCCTGCGGTTCCGGTGTCACTCCCTCGCCCTCGACCTCCGCCGCGACTTCTGCCGCTCGCTCATCATTGCGGGCACGAGCGGTGGGAGAGCCGGCGCTCGTGCTGTCAGACTTCTGACGGTTTTCGTCAGATTTCTGACGAGGGCGTAGATCAGCGGCAATCGTCTCATGCGACCAGCCCGTCAGGTCTGCAATCTGGCGAGTGGTTAGGCCTTTCGCGGCCAGCATCTTCGCAAGTGCTTTACGTTCGTCGGCGCTTTTGATTTTCGTTACAGCATTTCCTATTTGTTCTAATTCTTTCGGCGTAATGCCAGCCAGTTCGGCGTATTCGCTCGTGAGTTCCTTGGTCGCGCCAAGGAAATTCGCGAGCAGCTTTGCTTGTTTTCTCATGCCGCTGCCCTCTTGCTGCGCGTGATGACGTAATGCCCCGGCTGGTACCGGCAGCCCTCGCGGCTTATCCGCACGCCGCTGCCAGCGAGCAGCTCGTTGAGTTGCTGGATGTGCGACTTGACGGTGTTGCGGTTGCTGCCGCCCGTGCCCCAGACGGTCGCGATCAGGTCGTCGACGCCGATCCCGATGTCGCCGGCCGCCGCGATCGCGTCGACGATGCGGCCCTTGAGCTCAGGCAGATAGACGCCGAACCGCTCACGGCGGATCGGTTGGCGGCACCGCGGGCAGCGCATTTCCATGGCGCGTCCTCATCGTCGATGCAGGCTGTCATCGTTTCCGAGCCAGGGGGCGATCACTACGGCCCATGTCGCGCAGCGCTTCCCGAGTTTGATCAATAGTCGGGCGATGAAAGTCCGGGTCCGTCTGAATGAGTAGGGACTCGAGCCGGAGGAGCCGCGTGCGGAGTTCATGAAGTTCATTGCGGGCGTGCTCATCGGATTTGCGCTGGAGCGCGGCTGCGATGCGGGCGGCTTCGGCTGGCTCGATCCGGCGGGCCTTGCCGTACCAAATGTCGAATGCGCGCCAGTACGAAAGGCCGGCGGCACGGGCCGCTCTGGCGATCGCCGCCTTGATCTTGTCGCCACGCGCCCATGGCTCCGATAACTCGCGCAGAGATGCGGAAACGTCGGTCAATTAGGCCTCCCAAGGAAATTGGGAAAACTCCCAACGTCGCGCTGCAATGCTCTGCGCATGGAAAATCAGTGCCTCTCGTTAAAGAGTTTGTCGGCTCAGTTGAGCGATGCAGGGATGCGCAACAATTCAGCCAAATCCGGTCGAAGCACGCTCGCCGGAATGCCTGTCTTTTTCACAATCCGCAGAAGCACTTCCTCGTCCGGCTTCCGCTCGCCTGCTTCCCATCTGGATACGGATGCAGTCGATACGCCCAACAAGTCCGCAAGCTGACGGCGATTCAGCGGAGGGTCTTGCCGTTCCCGGTAAGCCCGAAGGGGATGTACTTGTTTCATTGGCACAAAATTACCGAGTCGGTAATTGGCCGTCAAGCGTTTTCTTACCGAGTTGGTGAAAGCCGGCAATGGTCGTGGGAGGCATAATTGCCGGCATGGCAAAGAAACGAAAAACCCAATCGGCAGCTCGCTCTACGGGCCCGCTATTTCTGGCCGAGTGGATGGAAGAACTAAAAGTCGACGGTAATGAATTGGCTAGGCGGCTCGGGGTTTCATACACAACTGTGTGGCGATGGCAGGAATCACCGACCCGCCTCAATCCATTGAAACAAGCCCAGGTCGCTAAGGCGTTAGGAATATGGCCAGGATGCCTATGGATGCATCCGGCCACCAAGGCTATGCGCTTGATTCGATTAATTCTTGAGGAAGAGACATCGACCGAAAAATAGTATTTACCGCATTGGTAAGATAACAGTTGACGGCAATTACCGATTTGGTAATGTGCTCCCCTACCACACGGGGAGCCTGATGAAACCGATCGAGCGCGTCGAGATCACCGCCGACTACGACTGGCTCGAGGCCCGCCGCCAGTACATCGGTGCCAGCGAAGTCGCCACCGTCTGCGGCGTCGCGGCTTACGGCTCGCTGGCCGAGCTCTACGCGGAAAAGAAGGGCCTGCGCCCGCCGATGGTTGATAGCGGCGTGCTGCGCCGCGGCCGTTGGGGAGAATCGGCGGTGTTCCAGGCGCTCGCCGACGAGCGGCCCGAATGGGACGTGCAGCGCGCCCGCATCCATGTGGTCGATCGCGACGCGCGGATCGCCTGCACACCGGACGGCTTCGCGACCGCGCCCGATCGGGAAGGCTTCGGCCTCGTCCAGGCCAAGGTCGTGTCGCGCTCGGTCTATCGGCAGAAATGGCTCGAAGATCCCGACGGACCATTCGACGGGCCAGCGTCGCCGCCGGCGCATTTCCGGCTACAGACCGTATGCGAGCGCATGCTCAACGCGGATCGCTGCCCGTGGGCCGTGCTCGCGGTGCTGGTAAACGGCGAATACGACTGGTCGTTTCGCTTATTCGACATCGAGCCTGACCCAATCCTCGAGGATCGCATCCGCTATGACGTTGCCGCCTTCTGGCGCGACCATCTCGATCCCGGAATCATGCCCGACTTCGAGCCGCAGCGCGACGAGGCGCTGATCAAGCAACTCTTTCCGCAGGACGACGGCAGCGAGATCGATCTGACGACCGACAACCGCGCGTTCGTCGCGGTCGACGAACTGATCGAAACCCAGGCAGCGCTCGGCCGGCTCGAAAAGACCGAGAAGGCCCTCAAGACCGAACTGACCGGCAAACTCGGCGAGGCGACGTTTGGCCGCCTCGCTGACGGTCGCCGGCTGTCGTGGAAGCAACAACAGCGCAAAGGGTACGTTGTCGAGCCCTCCAGCTATCGCGTTTTTCGCATCCTCAAGGAGGCGCGCTCGTGAATTCCGAAAGCGGTCGCAACGTTACCGATGAGTATCTCGGGTCCGCTGCAATGCGACCGCCTGCGCGCCCGGCCTGTTTCGCCAGTGTTTGGGTCGGGCGCGCACTCTTAACCCAAAGGAGATTTGTTAGATGACCAACCCCGACATCGAAGACCGCCGCGGCGCGCTTGCGCAATTCGCCAATGCCGGCGGCCAACTCCAGCAGCCCATCCCGTCCGGCCACAGCCTGGTGCGGCCGACCACCGGGCTTGCCGATCGCGTCATCGGCGCGCAACACGTCGCGGTCTACCGTGACGACGCGAAAATATTGCAGAAGCTCTCCGCGCTCGCCGCGGCAGCCGGCACGGACTGGTTTTACCGCTTCCCGGTCAAGTCGAAGGACGGCCGCACTGATTACATCGAAGGGCCGAGCATCAAGCTCGCTAATGACGTGGCGCGCATCTTCGGCAACAACGTCAACGAAGTCCGCGAGATCGACAACGGCGACAGTTGGACGTTCTACGCCCGCTTCACCGACATCGAGACCGGCTTTTCGATGGAGCGCGCCTACCGGCAGCGCAAGTCGCAGACTTCGATCAAGACCAAGGACGCCGATCGCAGTCTCGATCAGACCTACCAAATCGGGCAATCGAAGGCGATCCGCAACTGCATCGTCAACAGCCTGCAGATTTACGCTGACTATGCTTTCGAGCACGCGCGCAATTCGCTGGTCGATAAGATTGGCAAAGACTTGGCCGGCTACCGCCAACGCGTCGTCGACGGCCTCGCGCGCATCCCGGTCGAGCTGAACCGCGTCGAGCGCGTCATCGGCCGTGCCGCCAAGGATTGGCTCGCGCCGGACATCGCCCAGGTGATTGCGATGATGAAAAGCGTTGCGGACGGCATGGCGTCTGTCGAAGAAACCTTCCCGCCGATCGAGCAAGCGCCGCCGGCTGCATCGACAGCAAGCGCTACGCCGCCGCCCATGGAGTCAGGACCGGAGGCGGCCGGCGAGGCGCAGGGCGAGGCCACACCCAATCCACCTCGCCCTGCGCCGACCGCCCGCGGTGGCGTTGTCGAGGTTGCCTATAAGCGCGGCGTGGCCTGGCGCGAGCTCGCCCGCCCGCGCAAAGGCATGCCGCCCGAATACCGCGACCCGGAGCATTCGCGCGAGGCAAGCGCCTGGGAAGCCGGTTTCGACGGCGCGCCAATGCCGACGTTCCCGGAGGAATCGAAATGACTGCGTTCAAGGACGCATTTGCCAAAGCCGGAATGGATACGAACCAACTCGATCTACGCATGACGAACTACGACAAATGGAAGACGACCGAGCCAGAGCTACAGGGTGAGCCCATGCCGCAGAGAAAACCTGATGCTGACGATGAACCGCGTTTCACCGACGAGGAAAAGGCCAAGTGCGCGCTGCGCGAGGCGGCTTGGCGGCGAAGGGTCTACCCCAACAGCATCGCCAAGGGGCGCATGACGCAGGAGCAGGCCAATCGCGAGATTGCCATGATGGACGAGATAGCCGCGGAATACGCCGCCCACACGGAGCTGCCGCTATGAGGGCGATCTATGCCGTGACCGTCGCCGCCATCGCGGTGTTGTTGGTGACGGTGTCGCTGCGCGGATATGCGGCAAAGCCATCCGCCGCCAAGCCGGCGCCGGTGTCGTTGCTCGTCGAGCAGCCGCTGGTGAAGTCCGATCGGCTTTCGGTGCCGAAGCCGCCGCCGCCTCCGCCGAAGCCGGTGCCCCCGCCGCCTCCGGTCGCCGAACTGATCGAACCGCTGGCCGCAGTTGCTGAGGCGCCGCCGCCCAAGCCACACGCCGATCCGGTCTGCGGCCCGCGCGGACGCACTTGGTACACGCGCGAGAACGGATGGAAGTCCTGGAGATGTAATCGATGAGGACGATCTCGGCGGCGCGGATGAAGGGCAACGGCATGGGGCATACGAACCGCATTCCGCGTGAGGGCACCCATCTGCGCAAGATATGGGACCTGTTCCAGTCCGCGCCAGGAGTTGTCATACCCATGGTCCTTCTCGGCAAGAACAAGAACACCTTGTTTCAGCTCCGCGATTTCTACGGATTGGACATCCGCTGCATCAGGTACGGCAAATGGTGCCTGTGCGGCGAATGGGTTGCTGGCGGCGGCTACATCGATTACGTGGCTGCGCGCCATCAGGACGCGGTGGATGGGCACAAAGGAGGGCGATGAACAAACAACCAACTAGGCTGGGAATCAAACCACTTTTTCAACGAGGAAAGCAAATGAAGCGACTACTAGCTACGTCCGCCATCCTGGCGGCGCTTGCGGTGCCGGCTGCGGCCAGCACCGTCACACTAGGTGGCCAGACCTGGGACACCACCAACTCCGGCAGCCTAAGCCTCGGCAACGTAGTGCCCGCCGGGAATCAGCCGCAGAACGCCCCGTGCGTCATCTGCGGTGCCAACCAGCCGCAGCAGCCGGCCAATTTCGGCTACAACGACTACCAGAACGGCGGCAATCTGACGGCGGCCACCGCCTTCTCCGACCAAGGCAATGGAGCCAGGAATACGCTGACCAACAACACCGTCGGTGACGGCTACCAAGTCGGCATCGGAAGTGCTTTTCTAGCCTATCTGCTTGGTGTCGGTGACACCAGCCTCGGCTTTAGCATCGGCGTCGACGTCAACGACAGCAACACGGCGCAGACGCTCAACGCCTTCTACTTCCTCGACTACACCACCCACACCGTGTTGGCCTCCTTCACTGGCGGTTTGCCCGGCAACGTGCCGTCGGTTCACAACGGCACTGGCATCCCGGACTACAGCATCACCGGGAGCCTGCTCAACCTCAACGATGTCCACCTGGGCGACACGATTGGCTTCGTGGCGATCATGACTGGACTAAACGACGGGCCCGACTCGTTCTTCATCGAGGCGGCACCGGCGGTGGCGCAGACCCCGCTGCCGGCCTCGGCCTTCCTGTTCGGCATCGGCCTCGTCGGCCTCGCCGGGCTTGTGCGTAAGCGTCAGAGTAATCGTCTTGCGTAATAGCGCGTAGGCTGACGTTGCTTCCCGCTCCGTCAGTGTACAGGACCGCCGGGATGATACCGCCATCCATCGGCATCCCGCCCGGCGGGCCACCATGACGAGACACCGGCCCAGCAAGAAACGCCGCCACACGGTGGTCGCCCATTGGCGGGTCATCCGTAACAAGAACGGCAGCACCAGACGCATCCGCGTCCGAGGCTCTAAACGAGGCAAATGAGATGGTGCCACCCAACCCCGACGAGATCGCTGCGACCGTGGAGGATCGGCGCATCCAGCGCCTGCGGGACGAGCTGGACGTCATGGACCTCGCCGCGATGCTGGCCCAAGCATTCGGGGCCGGCCAGATGCAGATCGAGATCGCCGACGCGCTAAGGCAGCGGCGCTTGGAGGAGAAACTCAAAACGTGGAACTATGACGGAGAAGAAGCATATGAATAGCGAGCACGTAAACGGCGTGATGGAGAGCGACGACATCCTCAAGCGCGGGCAGGATCTGGCGCAGGCCATCGTAGCTGCGGCAGAAAAGCATGTGACCAGGGCGCAGGCCAACCTCGACCGCGCCAAGTCGGTGGCCGATATCATTCTGGCCCAGACCAACGACGAGGTGCGGCGCATCAACACCAAGACCGCCAACGACAAGGCCGCCACCGAGAAGATCCTGGAGGGCTACCGCATCATCGAGGAGAGCGGCGAGGAGCCGACCAAGCCCGCTCGGGAGTTGGAGTCGACCGACGCTATCCTGGACGACTTCGCAAATGCTGACCGGATCATGGCCGACATGAACTACGGCAAGGAGATTCGCAAGCTCAACTCCACTTCACCATACGACGGCCGCAGGGGCGCAGACAGCAGGTGAGCAAACCGTTCATGGAGATGAACAAATGATCCGAGGCGAAGGCCCTATTACAAATGACTACTTGCGGCAGACCCTTGAACAGTGCGCGGAGATCATCATTCGCGCTGACGGAGATCGAGACTACATGAACCACAGCGACCTCACCGTGCAGCAGACTACCTCGATGGCCGCTTTCATGCGGCTGGCTGCTGAGCGCATCCCGATCAGGTGACCCGCTCACGGGAATAGTGGAAACCAGAAAGGACCGATAGATGACCGATCTTGAGATCGCAGAGTGGGTTGGTTTTTACTACGGGCTGCAGCGTGCCGGCGACATGCATGTCGCTCACACCACAGACGAGGCTGGTAGAACGCTCAATGCCCTGCGCCGGGTGATCCAAGCAGAAATGGACAAGACCAAAGCAAAGCTGCCGCCTGGGGCCTTGGAGGAATGGCCAAGCGATACGAAAGGCGCAGACTGACCCGCACACGAGAGTTCTGCGCACCAGAGGGGATGAAGATGTGCGAGAGATGCGAGGAGCTAGAGGACGCGCTGCATCGGATAGTGCGGTGGTCCGAAGCATATCCACCTGACGTTTTCCACGAACCCTCGCCGGAACAAAGCCACCGAGCGCACTTGCTGCTGACGGCCAACGGAATGACCTTGGACGCATTTAGCGCAAGCATGGGACGGCATTGTCTCAAAGGCATTGGCGATATCGCGCGGGGCGCACTTACGGGAATGAGCTAACCGGATGACGGACGAGACCGGCGAGCGCGATACCCTGTACGTCACGGACGCGGAGCTGATCCGGCGCATGGGCGTGCCTGAGAAGATCGCGCGGGAGGCCATCCGGGCGCTTGACGCGAACCACCGGGTCAGCGGTTTTCCCCAGAAGCAAAAGCTATTCGGGGACCGGAGATATTGGCCGGCGTGCAAGGCTTACTTTGATCGGGCGAGCGGACTTATCCCCCGGGAGCGCACATCGGCTTGACATAAGCGTATGCGCTGATTACATTCGGCAGCATGGCAATTTATATCCCCGATGAAGAAATTGTTGCGGTCGTAAAGAAGCAGATCGGCCATGGCTCCCAAAAGGAGTGGGCTGAAAAGCACGGGATATCGGCCGCCTACCTCTCTGACTTTCTGCTCGGCAGGCGCCGCCCCGGTCCGGCCATTCTTCGCGGCGCTGGGTTCTCGGTGACCCCCTATTATCGGAAGCTTTCCCATGACTGATCACGCCAAAGGACATCGAGGCATCCCATGAGCGA